GACGCTATCGTCAAATTGCATGGAGAAGATGAAGCTATCCTGGTCGATTTCAAAACCTCTGCTCAAGAGTCTCCTATCACGTGGCCTATGCAGGCTCACTTGTACTACTATTTATTGGTACGACATAACGTTTCCGTGGCTAATCGCTTTCTTTTTATAAAGCTAGACCGTCATGGAAATATGCCAAACGTATTCCAATACAAATTTGACACTAACCTCTTAAATAAATGTTTGCAATTAGTTGATGAATATTGGGAGAACAAAAGCCTTGGACTATGAAAAGTACGCTATCGAGGACGAAGAAGAGTTTTGGGAAGAAGAAAGAGACACTCATAGGCTGGAAGAACCTGATTCATACTGTGGGGGGTATTTAGAGCAGGCTGAGTATTCCTATGAGTGTCGAATATTCAAAGAAAAATAGGGGTGGCGACCGAGACAGCTGCTACCCCTAAGTACTGGCTTACTGTCCCAGCAGACAAACCAAACGAAAAGATCCATGAACGTATATGAAATATTTAACATGTACGAGGATTATGGTCAATATAACCAAATTTGAACAACAAAACAAAGACTTAGATACCCTGAGAGCAATGGCCGCGGTGGCTGTCCAATCTGGAAAATATAGCGCTGATTACAACCAAGCTACAGTTCTAAATATATTTATGACAGCAAGGGCTCTTGGAGTAGATCCAATGTTAGCTCTCAATGGCGGATTCAATATCATCAAGGGAAAGATCAATATGGGCGCTCACTTCATGGTAGCACTCGCCAGAAGAGCAGGACACTCCCTCAAAGTTGTAGAGATGACTAATACAAAATGTACTATCATCGGAAAGAGGAAGGACAACGAAGATAGCCTAAAATATGAAATGGATTGGAATGAAGCAACCGCTGCTGGACTTACAAACAAGGATAACTGGCAAAAGAATCCTAAGCAGATGCTTTATTGCGCTTGTGTTCGCAACGTCTTCAGAATTCTATTTGCTGACATTGCCATACCATACGATGCTGATGAGATGGGCGATGATGATCGATTAGAGGTTCAGAGCTCATTAGAGACGGTATCTGTGTGTGAGGCGATATCTGAGTCGGGTGAGACAAAAGAATCGATTGTAGAGCATTCTAGACCCATTGGCGAAGATCCTAGAGTAACGCTACAACTAGAGTTGGCTAAAGACGGCACAGATTGTTCTAGACTTGATGAGTGGTTAGAGGCTAGATCTCTTTCTGTTGGGAAGCCATTATCGATCGTGATGCATCAATGCTTGACTAAGTTCGATAACTTCAAGAGCGCTTACAAAAAATGGATTGAATCCTAAAGGCTTGCTCGAGTTTCTTTTTTCTTCTCAAAGTTAAACTCTGTTTGAATGACTCTTGGCTTTCTTGGAAGTTTGTTACTCTCTTCCACGGAAGCCATCTCTTTTTTCAACCACTTCGTCTTATGAGACCAATCTAGGTAGTCTACTTTGTGCTTTTCTAGCACGTGGTTTAAGAATTGGGCTTCAACTTCGTCAAGGAAATGATTTTTTATGCAGTCCTTCACCACAAAAAGCAATTTAGAGCTTTTTTCATCGAAAATTCCAACTTCTGAAAAATTCTCGATAGCCTTTATTTTTTTTCTATCCTGAAAAAATCCTTCAAAGCGAGTTTTTAGCTCAGAAAGTCGGTCGAAAAGTGTTGATTTGGACATAGATTCCTCTCATTTGGAGGTGAAAGAATACTCCTAAGCCAATTATTCGTCCATCCAAGTGGGAAATTCTGTCTCTGTGTTGATTTTCCTTTTGGGCAAAGGAATTTGTCGTGTATATCGATCGGGAGTTTTAAATCTATGCTCAATCTGGCCTATAGATCCCAAATAATTTAAGCAGCAACAAGTTTCCTCCTTGAATTTCAAATATGGCTCGTGAAAAGAAATGCTCCAAATTCTCCTTCTCTGGTTTTCAGTCCAAGCTATCCAAGCATTGTTCCTGTCTTTAGGAACTCCCCAAAATATTCCTTGACCAATCCAATGAGTTCGATCCATAACTTTCCTAAAGAACAAACAATTAGAACCATAGTCCTGGTGAGGGCCTAAAGATCTATGAGAATCTTCCCTATCTTCAGCTGAGTATCTAGCCATTTCTTCTCAACTTGAAGCATTTCAGCATCTCTGCTTCGAAGGTTATGGGATTCTGCTCCATAGTGATTTTTTGATTTGTGCCTAAATGGATAAGTTCTTTGTCCCCGATAAAGAATATTTTTGCCGTGGGATGCTGATCCAATCTCAATTGCTGAGCGCATTCATGTGCTACAGCTCGGTTTTTGGATACCCATCCCGGCTTCGTGTTGCAGGCGTTCATATTGAGAAAAATTCTATCGTAATTTCTTCTCAATCCCTCTGCTGATTGTAGCGTCTTAGACCAGAAAAAATCATTGAATGCCCATGCAATAGCATCTAAAAGCTCATTAGGCTTCCTAGAATCGATTCGAATGGCATCGTCTATGGTGTCACACCATTTATCGATTTTTGGCTCCTTAAACTTCGGATGAATCGTTTTGATCTGCTTCAACAGCTCTTTGGCTATCTCTTCAGATTCTTTTGAAAAAGAGGAAACAGAAATCGTCCCGACTTTAGGAGGGTCAAGGTCCTCTTCGGACCTATCTTTCTGTTTCATTAAAGTACCTTTAGGTACTGATTGGTAAGACTCATTACTTAGTAGTGCTCGATTTTCCACGTCTTGAATAACCACGTCTTGAAAACCGCGGTGTGGTAAACAATTTTTGAATTCCCTGACCACATAGTCAACATAAGCTATTCGTCCTTTTTCTCTGTGTCGAGTAAGTTCAACATAACCCTCTCGCTTCAATTCTTTTAAGGCTGAATAGATAGCACATTCTTTTTCTTTGGATACAGATGCTAGATGAGAAACATGAAATTCCCAATCGTCAGGACGGGACATGCAGTAAGCCCATAGACCTTTAGCTTTGAAGCTAAGATTGGGATCTTCTAGAGCGCCTTTGTGGATGCAGACGTAATTTTTATCGTGTTTGACTCGAATGATAGACATATGGTTCTCAGGTTAAATTTCTGAGAACCCCTGGCATGCTTGATTTGTTGCCCTAGGCCCGTTATACTTGTATATAATGGGCCCTTCGTGGCAAGATGATAACGTTTCCACCAAGAAACGTTACATTTTTTGAACCTCTGGTCTGCATGCCAGGGGTTCTTCTTTTTCCACGATACTCTGAAGCAAATAAATAATCTAGAACAGTCTTTTACGAAGCCATTCCACACATAGCTGATAGAACAGCAAGAATGATGAGTATAAGTCCTTGAGAGACAGTAGGAAATTCTTCATGACGCGACTCCGCTAATTGCTGTTTGCGACGATACTTTTGGTGATAAGTCAACATGGGCACCTGTCTCTTGTTGGATTACATTCTCAGCTACTTCCTCGACGATGTTGTCGGGTCCTAGATATTTCACCGAAATAGCTCCTCCAATTGCACAGAGGGCAACGATGACGATAACTATCAAACTTAAAGAACAACGCTTCATATATAACTCCTAAATTACGGTCAAGTTTCCGGTACTTCCCATCACTTTAAACACAGCTGCGGTAGTTCCTGCTACTATGCAAGAGATGTCTACCACGTCGCTTTCTTCAGTAGCTGCTAAGCTTGTAGATGCAGTTACAGATCCAAAGATTATCGTTTGAGTGCCGCTAGTGGTTACAATCCATTTTCCAGAGCTATAACCCACAATTGAGAAAGAATCTCCGAGAGAAGCGCTGCTTGGAAGGGCAAAGGTTACTTCAGTTGACCCGTTATCGACCAAATAGATGTTTTCCGCGGCCAAGGTCACAGAATCGGTTGTAACGTCGTTCCAGGTGTATCCGCTCGATGATGATGCAATAGTGATTGTGTGGGGAAGGTCTGTGGTTGATCCAGTGATCGTTATTCCGTCTCCGGCTTCTAGAGTTATGACTCCATCAAGAGGGTAGATAGGGGTTGTTCCAGATGGAACTGCGAACTCGGTAGCAGATCCGTAAGCCCCTGCAAATTGAACCCAATTGGCTACATTGTCTGGTTTAGATAGGAGGATATAGGCATTTGGATAGATATATGGGCTTTCTGAGGATATGTTTGTATTAACCCAGATTGTTGGAACAGAAAACTTATAATTGGTGGATAAAGGTCCTAATTGAGTAGTGCTTAGAAAATAGGGAGTTGGCTGGGATGTCCCTTCGTAAGCCAATGGATTGAATGGAGGGATGCTCATATTTTTCCTTTAGACGGTATAGAATCCTGTAAAAGATATAAATGTGGTTGAAGTCATATTGCTATCTGTCCAAAATGTAACAGATCCTCCTGATGGAGCACTATCCCCGATTACTGCAGTCGTTGAACTATTCTGCATTTGAATAAATGGAGAAATGTTTCCTGATGTAGTGGATGCGTTTTGCCAATTAGATATGTTAAAAAAACTTCTATTTCCATTTCCAATTGTAGTAATTGGAAATCCAGTAATAGTAACAGATCCAGTGCTACTTCCTATAGATGATAATTGAACAACTCCTTGAACAAAAACTACGCTACCAATCTGAGAATAAACACCAAATTGATATGTGTAGGTAATACCGATTGTTCCTCCTCCGAAGGCTATTCCTGGAGTCCAAGTTCCTTCGGAATATGTACTCAACGCTGTTCCAGATCCAAGAGTTATACTGGTCAATGTAGGAGTTGCGGTAAATGCACATCCAGATGATGTTAAAGAAGTTCCTGCTAATACTACCATGATTTTCCTTTAGAATTTAGCATACTAAGTAGCCACCGAATTGAGTGTTTCCCTGTCCGCCAGCAATAGTCACTGTTTTGGTGCTTCCCGTAACAGCTGTATGAGCGTAACAAGTATCCCCAGCTGTCATACGAATCAATGCGCTGCTATTTACTGCAAATTCACCCGATGTAATGTTAGATGTTGGATTTCCATAATACATAACAATGTTTTCGCTATTTGATATGAAATTGGAAGCAAGTAACGTGTGAGATAAGTTTAATCCCTCAAAGTACATTATGCAAAAAAAGTAGTATGTTCCGGTAACTGGAGCTGTGAATACACCTATTGATGCATTATAATTTGATCCAATGTTAGTTGTTGTGGAATCTAATACGAGTTGATATGAAGTGCTATCCCCAGTAACATCAGTTAGATCTACACTAGAATATGCAATAAATGAAGATGCGTTTGCCGAAGCGCTCCACGTCATTGCAGATGATCCGCCACCAGCTGAAGTTAGAAGGTATCCACTAGTTCCTGAAGTGATTGGAAGGTTAAAGTTATACGTTCCAGCAGCAGCTTGAGGGATAATGGAAACAGTCCCAGATGATGACCCAATAACATTTAACTGAGGAACTGTAGAGTTTATGCTGTTATTTATAGATGACATCTTATACCGGAGTTACTTGTTGTCCTGTGATTGAAGCTGTCATAGACGCATCTGTTGATAGAAGCACATAGTATCCAGCTGGTAGGTATACGGTCACAGGAACGATTCCAAGGACTGTAACGCCTACTATTAAGATATCCGCTGTCGGAGTCGATGTAGGCCCAACACCGCAAGAGAGAGTGCCGGCAGTGTTAACAGTTATATTTACGTAAACAATAAGAATTACATCGTACCCTGTAGTGTTCTGCAGAGCGGTTCCAAGGGATAAAGATCCAAGAGCTGCGTTAGCTAATGCAGAAGAAGTGGGTGATGTAACTACTCCTATTCCTGTAGAGGATGATGTTTGAGAAACAATAGAGTTTGAAAGATCCGTACAATCAAACATGTAATAGGTAGCATTCGCGCTGGCATAACTATCATCGAGGAACGAACATGAGATGAAGTATGTAATAAAAGTTCCTCCAGCCACTATATTAAACGTTGATCCTGTGGCAAAATAGCATCCTAGGAAAAACAGAGTGAATGTGCTGCTATCGTTGATTCTAAATAGAATTCCAGAAGCAAAGCTGCATTGTAGAAATTCTATTTGAGATTGCACAGCTGTGTATAATTCTAATTCTACAGTAAAGAAAGAAGCTTGCGCGGAGATCTCTCCTAAACCGTTAAATATTAATGATGTTATCTCACAGTTTCTTATGTCGGCAAACGATCTATTTGTCCCACCATCATTATCTGCTCTAAGACTTGATAAGAGAAGACCTTGGAATAGAACAGATGAATTTTCTAGAGTTATACTTCCGTCTGGGAAATCTATATTTGAAATACTTAGTTTGCAATCGGTAATAGTAGCTGTAACGCCATTTATGATTACGGAAGCTGGAATGGGAGCATTTGTTCCTTCAAGCAATAACATACCATAGGATGTTGGAGCGAAAGCAACTAGGTTTACTCCATCGTAGAAAGTAAGCGTTCCTCCAGTAGGAGTATAAGATCCTGGCTTCACGTAGACGTTAGCGGGATTGGAAGATGATGCTCCGGCAGTATTGGCAGCTGTCATGGCTGCTTGGATTCCAGCATCCCCTGTATACTCTGCGTGTGTATCTCCAGTTTGTCCAACAATATAAGGGGTTATAGAGTAGTATGTACCTCCAGAAGATGCTTGGTAGGTTGCTAGCTCTCCGTCACCATTGGATGTAAGAGTATCTGTTGAGGTACCAGGTCCGTAATAGGCCATGTTAGTTTATATCCCAGTTTGTTCCGTTAAATACTAGTTGTACGGCATCATAGTTTCCTGCCAATACTAGAGATGACTGACCGTCAATTGTTCCACTTGTAATAGTGATGTTATTAGTTCCTGCTGATCCGGTAGAATCCTTGATCAATACGAACTGACCTTTATCCGGAGATGCATACAGATCGATAGTGATCGTACCCCCTGAAGAGTCGCAAGATAGATATTGGTCGGCTGCCACCATTGAATAGGTTCCGGCAGTTACTCCGGTAACTTCGTAGGCAGTAAATATAGCTGTAGGCGCCGTAACAGCTCCTAATTGACCTGTGGTAGTATCGATAGTCACATAGTTTGTATTCGAAGTGGTGACTCCTACAATACCAGCTATATAGCAAGTGTTTTGCTCTAGAGGATCGGTACCTTGAGTTCCGATTCTAATAGTATTGTTTTCTGCGGCTACTCCTAGACTGCCTATCAAGATATTGCTACTCTCTGAAGAGGTGTAGTTTGTTCCAGAGAAGTAACCCACCATAGTATTAAAATTTCCGCTAACCAAAGAAATTCCTGAATGAGCGCCAATAGCGGTATTGTCTCCAGAGCCAGTTAATGCATTTAAAGCATAAGCTCCAACTGCCGTATTTGATGTTGCGTCATTAGCGGATTGTAGTGCGCCAATTCCAATTGCAACATGAGAATCGTCGTCTGTTATTGAAGCTAGAGCGGCTGCTCCAAGTCCTGTGCATCCGCTTGCCGTATTACTGGCAACTCCAGCTAGAGATCCTAGAATTGTGTTGTCGTTGTCATCTGTTAAATTTAATGTAGAAACAGTGCCAGAATTGACGAATTGTACGGAACTTCCGCAATTTATAGCTGCTTGATCCGCATAGATAGTAACTGTGGTTCCTGTGATAGAACCAGTGTCTCCGTCAATGGTGGTAATGCCTGAACCACTTCCTCCAGTACCCACAAAATCGAAGTTTTGAGTGAATGGATTGTATACAACTCCTGTGCTCATTTAAACCTCAACTATATGTGTAAGATGCGTAATCGCTGAATACGAATTGGAAATCATTGGAAGCATTTCCATTTCCGTCTTGTGGCCAAGTGATAGAAGTTGGGATATCTGAGGTGTACTGAATATAGAATATCTGCCATACAGCATCATCTACACTCGCTCCAGGTCTAGCAAAACCAACGTATGCTAGTTGGCTAGATCCATTCAGAATTGACTGATAGGCAAGGTTTCCGAAAGAGGAGGGAATTACCCTCCCTTGCGCATCAAGTCTTCCAAAAGGTCTTAGATTTACTACTGGTATAGCCATTATTTACCTTACAGTGGTCGGATGATTAAATAAGAAAAGCTAGATTGATCACCTGTTTGCGTATTCGCAGGAGTGCCAGGCTCTAGAGAGGTAAAAGTGATGCTAGTACCTGCTATGATGGTATAGGTAAGAACACCTAACGCAGTTGAAGAACCAGAACCGGTAGCGGAAATTCTATTAGTGTAAATTAGATCTCCAGCAGCGATATTTGTGTTGTTTACAACTAGAACGCCGTTGGTCAAGTTTCCAGAACCAACAAATCCAAGAGTTCCGCCAGCAATTTCTAAGTGATTCCCTATAGTGGATAGAGATAGATTTCCGTTAGTGGCTGTGATATTTCCAAGAGTTGCAGTAAGGGAAGTAGACGCTGTTAGAGATCCTGTTACGGATGTGTTGCCAGTAGCGTTCCCGATGCTGACAATGCCTGATCCGCCACTGCATATATTAACTGCATTGGCTCCAGATCCTGTCCCTACGTTGACTATTTGAGTTCCAGAAGATGATCCTAGAGTGATAGCTCCCGTAGCAGCTGATCCGCCAATTACTATGGTTCCGCTAGTCTGTCCTGATCCAATTGTAGAATTATTAGCTGCCTGTGCTGTTCCAAGGGTATAGGCTAGAGTGTTTGTCAAAGTGGTGAAGGAGCCAGCTCCTCCAGAAGTAGACAAAAGCTTCCATGTATCTAAACCACCAGATTTGGAGGAGAGCATATAGATAGCTCCGCTGGAATTTAAGATACCGATGGTGCCGAGTCTATTTTCGCTTAGAACCGCATCTGAAGGGGCTTCTAACAGTTGAAGGACGTTAGCTGGGTTGGCGACTTGTCCCCCGCCGTAGTAGGGAGTGTAATTAGGAAGGGTGGTCATAGAGAGGCTCCGTATAGGATGTTGTGTTAACTAAATTTTAGTGTAAACTTATTTTTATAAATATACTTTAAATGTTTCGGGTGGTATTCTTTTTGGAAAATGGAGCAGAAGTTATGGATTTTACCTTGATTGTTAACTCTGGGATTTTGTTAACGGGATTGACTACTCTGTATAAGATGGGTAGGCTTATCGCAAATATTGATGCTAAATTCTTGGCTGTAGATGTTAAATTTGATGTTATGGACAAGAAATTTGATGCAATAGATAGGAAATTCGATGCAATAGATAAGAGATTTGATGCAATAGATAAGAGATTCGATGCAATAGCTTCAGATATCAAAGAAATAAAGGCTGATATACGTGTTCTGGATTCTAGAATATCGAAGCTAGAAGTTCGTGTAGAAGAAAGGACTCTGAAAGTGGTTCACGTTCAGAAACCATATGTACAACAAATAGAAGAATCATTGGCAGCTAAGGAGTAGAAAATTATGGAATTTAATCAAACACTAGCAATTATTACAGGCGTTCTTGGAGTGATCCTCGGAAATGCGGCTATCTTCATTCCGCTAATTTTGTGGTTCAGGGCAGAAGCTAACGCGGATCGCAGAGATATAGTGAATTTAATAATTTCTATGAAAGACGAATCTAAGGATTTTCACGGAAGACTTTGTGCTATCGAAGAAAGGAGAAAATAATGGGTATGATAATTATTTGTATTTTAGGATATATAATATATCACACATTAGCTAGCTAGGGCTCAAGTCCTAGTTCTTCCCAATCTATTTCTGAATATTCCTCCGGAAGATTGTCTCTGATATATTTTTGAAATTGCACTCCGACAGCTCTGGCTGCTGGCTCACTGCCAGATCTTATAGATCTCCCAAGATTTCGAACCAATGATTGAGCTGTTGGATTGGTAAGTATTAATGAAGAAACTTTTTTAAGGGTTCCTAAACTCATAACATTGGCTATAGATTTGCCTAGAGTTGGTGCACTTCCTGATACTACAGCTCCTAGTACATTCTGCAATTCTCCGGAATTTAAAAATGCATTGAATGCAGATGGACTTATTTCGCTTAGATTGTTTATATACCTTCCATATAAAGCATTTGTTGTCTGAAGATCTTGTGCAAGTTGAGGATCTGCGCTTTCAATGGCTTCGAGAAGAGGTTCTTTCATCCGGCTAAGCAATGTCCTTCCCGCTCTCGTATCATTTACGTTTCTCCAAGTACCAATGAGCTGTCTAGAGTTTGATCCGCCGTTCTGTATATCTGTTATTGTTTGCGTAATAAAATCTACATAACCTTGTTGTGTAGGTGATAAAGTGTGCGTGTTAGATCGAACATCATTGATTATCCCTTGCAACCTTTGTATTAATGTTGTTTCTGCATTGGCTGAGATTGGAATAGAAGCAGATGCACGTGTTTGTAGTCCTTCGATAGCATTTCCTAGAGCCTGCTCAGTCTGTTGAAAAGCGGTTCTTGTCCCCGCACTTGCAGCAGCTAATGGTCCATGACGGCGTATTTGTGCGTTTGTAGCAAGTACAGGAGCTAATTCAGCATCCGACATACCCAGTTGTCTTGCACCATTATATAATTGTTGAGCTTCTGCTGGAGGAATATATCTTCCAGCGGCGACGGCCTGAATTGCTGACGTTAATGCTGGAACTGAAAGATTGGCAGCTAATTTCCATCCTTCTGACAAATCGGAAGCTTCAGTTGCTCCTGAAGTAGCTAATGAAGCCGCCTTAACAGCCGCAGATCCAGGGAGAAGCAATTGTGGAGCTGCTCGACCGATACCTTCTGCTCCTCGTTCTATTCGACCTCTTCCATGCTCTGGAAGTTCTGGATTTGTTTTCTTGAGCCGTTCGGTCTGTATGTCTCGCGCTTGTTGATAAGTAGGAAGAATCTTGGGAAACTTTTCTCCTCCTTTTTTTACTAAATCTGGAATGAAGTTTGTTATAAAATCGTTTATATGCTCATCTTCTTCTGAAGGAATATTTCCAGATTCTAATTTTTGAGTAGCCCCTTTTTCGGATAATTTATTACTCACATATCTCCACAATTCGGCCACATTAGATGGAAATGAATGTATTCCAGCTACTGCTTCCCTACCCAGAAGTAAAGGTGTGTTCTTTATCTGTTCTCCTATGGAAGGCGTTTCTTGTTTTATTGATTTTTTCGGTGAAGGTGTATCGAAAAAATCAATATCTATTTCAGATTCATTTGTAGCATTTGGAGGAACTCTGGATGGGATGTCGAAAAAATCAAGATCACTTTTTGAAGACTCTCGTTTCATATTTACCCTTCGCTAGCTCTTAATCTAGTCGCTTCGTTGGGAATAGTATAACCTAATTTTTTTGCATAGTTTAATGCTTTCAATTTGTCATTCCCAAATTTCTCTAATAAGTAATCTTTTTTTTCTAAAGTAAGAGGAGTTCCTCTAGCTACAGGTTTTAGACTTTTTACTCCATTAGCTTTCTCATAGGCAACTCTTAGATCGTATGAAAGATCATCTGTTCGTTGTTCTTCGTAATCTCTTATAGATTCATGAGCTAGTTGGTCTATATTAGAAGGTATAGGAATTCCTTTTGATTCGTAACGCTGAATTATATTGTCCCTAGCATCTAATAATTTTTCTTCTATATCTAGGTTGGCATTGGCGATATCGAAAAGAGCTTCATTAGATTCTGCCTTTTTACCCAGTGACGGAATTGCCGATCCTATTTGTTGTTCAATCCAAACGTTTGGTCGGCCTTTAATTTTAGAAAGATTGGATACCAAAACATCTTTCATTGCAGATTGAAGTTGTACACCGCTTTTATTTTTTAAAGGTTCGCCCCAAGGTCCAAGATTAGATGCCAACCAGTTTATGTCAAATCCGCCAACATCTCCTTCTTCAGCTGCTTGTCGAGCTATCTTATAATCTAATCGCTGTCTATGAATGGACTCTCTTTTTCCAAGTGAGTCTTCTTGTATTTTTTGAACTACATTAGATTGTCTCTCTATGTTTTTTAATTTCATAGAAGATTGATCTTTTAAATATTGTTTGTGCTCTGCATTAAATTCATCTCTTCTCTGATCCACAAATCTTTTAGCAACTTCTGATCCCTTTCCAGCTGCAATCTTTGATTCTGCCACCATAAGCGCTCTTTCATCTAAAACTGGAGCTCCAGACTGATTTCTGATTATGAATGGATTTGATGATTCTACAGGGGGTTGAGTTTGTGATCGAGATTGTCCATTAGCAGCCAAATTTAGCGCAGCGGGTTGATTAGAATCCGATATGGATTCGTTAATATTTTCTGGAGATGCTGAGGAATTATTTTTTGCATAATATTGTTCTAAATACTTATCTGCCTCTGTAGTCGCTCTTCTTTTAGCAAGCCCCGTAGCTAATGCTCCGGCAGCATGTGCGATATAAGGGCTTAACTGCTCCAATGGACTAGGAACGTAAGGTAAAACTTGTACTTGCTGTGCCATTATTTGCCTCTTTTTTTAGGACCGAAGTCTGATAGGCCGGATAATCCTGGACGCGCTTGAATGTCCGTACCTAGTGCTCTGCTACTCCTAGATCTGGAAGGTGGATTCGCTTCTTTCTTGTTTACACGATCTTCATAATCTACAGGTTGATCCGGAGCTGGACCACGAAATTGACGTTGATTTACGGTGTTCTTAGCCATTAGGTTTTAAATCCCCCGGAAGCCCATCCACTTGCTGCTTGTCCTCCTGCTCCCAATACGCTTTGTAGAATGCTTTGGAAGGTAGAAGGTTGTGTTTGCAAATAAGCTTGTCTTGGTTGTGCGCCTATTTGAGATTGATTAATTCCTAGACTTCCTAAACCCTGGGCTGCTGATTGCTGCATCTGAGCTAACTGTGAGGCTAATCCTGTGTTTAAATCTGCCGCTCCTGCTGCTAATGCATTATTTAGAGAGCTGGAACCTTTATTGCCTCTTCCAAAAGCATTCAATATTGAGGGAATTGTATTTTGCTGGAAGTTCTTGTTTGCTTGGTTTGTGATAGCTTGGCCGCCTCCTCCACCAGGAAGAAATTGTCTAAATCCTTCCGCGGCCGCTTCTGTATTGCTAGAAGCTTGACCTAAAATTTGCTGTAAGAAGTTATTAACATCGCCACTGAAGATGTCTTTTTGAGTATAGCCTCCGCCCTTACTTTGACCCATATTTCACCTGTTAACTTTTAATTAGAATTATACTCTAAAAGAGATATCTTCGATCTTTTAAACCCTTTCTTAAGAAAGAACTTCTCGTTAGTGGTTGCCCAAAGAACTCTTGGGGATTTAGTTTGCTTTCGAAGTACTTCTAGAAATTCAATCGCTTTGTCTATGCCAGCACCTTTACCCCAATATTCCTTTGAGATAGAGAAGGTATTTATAAATAGGCTATTGTCCAAAATGTTGAGTTCTGCCCACAAATAACCTTGAATCTTCTTGTCATCATCTACCAGCACATATAGGAAGTTGCTGGGATTGTCGATCTGCATCTCTTGATACATATAGAATTGCTCTGGAGAAAAGGTGCGTCCTTTCACCGCGTCGATTAACAAGGAGGGGATTAATCGGGGCATTTTCAGACGCACAAACTTAAGGGCGCTAGGTGATTTTTTCTCTGGTAAAACCGTCTCTTGAGTAGTCATATGCTCCTATTGAGTTCCGATGATTCTAATATTAAAACTTCCAGTCGTATTTTCTACGGAATGCGCAATCTGATAGTTGGTGGTAGTGCTAGTAATGGTCAATGTAGCTCCTGAAAATGGAGAATCTGTACCAGCTTGAAAAGTGAGTTCCTCTACTGTGCCTGCCGCTGCATTAGATGCTTTTGATAGGGCTGCTACAAGGCAAGGTAGCCCGGTAGTCACTCCAGAAACACAAACGATGTATGAGCCAAATGTGGGTAAATTAAGGATGTTTGTGGCTGTGTAAGTAATAGCCATTGGTGTGTAGATCCAATCTTTTTGATTCACTGAATAAGCTATCTTCTTATAGAGATCTGTAAAATAAGCAATGAATAGAGAGTCGTCTTCTGGAACTACTGTATTTTGAGGCAAAAAAGGTCGTATTACTGTAGGGAATGTCATGGTCCAGTTAGCCTTCCTGCGGGCCTTACCCAAAGAACGAATCCGAGAAACTGCATGGCTGCATTCTTGTCAGGATCTATCTCCATCCTAATAAACTGTCCAATAAGATTTGCATAAATTCTCTTGAATGCGTATTGGCTATTTGTAGGGCCGTCTAAAGTTAAGGTTTTTGTTATCGCATAAGAATCGCTATTATCAACGAAGAATAATAGAGTCACTGTCACAGGGTCTAGGGAATAGTTTGATACTACCTGGTAATATATATCTATGTATCCAAATTGTATCTTTTGTCCTGAGTCTATAAGAGGATTCCATCTTGTGGATACTATATCTAAGTCAATGGCAGTTCCAGATATATAGTTTGCTGTGATGGGCGTGTCTTCAGCAACAGCCGACGCAAATGTAAGATAGAAAAATCCGGTTGAGTAGTCTATAGACCCGGTTCCTCCTAAACTTCCTGTAAGAATGCCTTCTTCATCGCTTAAAAAAGTCTCTACAGAATCTGTTGCTGTGAATGTTCCATAAAGAATTGGTATGTTAGCTGTGGCCCCAGTGTAGGTAGCTCCCCCATCTCCAGTAGCAATTACTTCTGCATCTACATTTATCTGCCCATCTGAAATAGTTTGTGGATCATCCAGATACCAAACATTACCTACAGTATCTCCAGAAAGAAGAATTGGAGAAGAGCTTTGAGATGCATAAGAGCTCCAAGTAAATTCCGCTTCGGACCATGGTATATCAAGATCTGCCCAAGTCGTTCCGGATATCTTGTAAAATAGACCTAGGCAAGTCATGTAGTCTTCGAATTCGTAAGTAGCCCAGGTATTTTCAATAAAATTATATATCAAAGCTCTATCAGACCCAGGAGCTACAGAATCGATTAGATCTAATGGATTAGATGTAGATACATATAACATCCAGGTTTGATTTAAATTGTCATATCTCTGAGAAAATGTCTGACTGTAATATTCCTCAGAAAATTGAGTCTCATAGTAATCTATAATTGGAAGATCGTATCTCTGTACGTTTACTGCATCGCAAGAGAGAAGTCCTGTATTTCCTCCGGTTGTCGCTCTTTCATCATATGCAACGGTTCCGTAGGGTGTATTTGTGCTCTTAGATGCGCTTATTCTTTCGAAAATGAATGGATTGTATTGGTCTCCTGTATATCGGAATCTCCATATGCTGTTCGTGAAGAATACTATAAGAACGTCTCTTACAAATTCAGTAGAAATTATAAAGTCACCTGTTGATGCGGCAAGAAAACCTCCGCTTCCGGTGATCTGAATGAAATTGAATGGATCAAACTCCGCGCTCCAATAAATAGACTGTCCCTGAATCCCGTTTACACTCAATGTAGGCTGTATAATAAGAAGTCTATTTTGATATATTTTTACATCCAAAGCAGTTGTTATATATTCGTATTTAGATCCAGATGTTGAATTTATTAGAAATTGAGGTCTTTGTATATCTGTTCCGTCGAAAGTTGTTATAGGATCTATATTGTTGGTCATATATATATATGACGCAGCACCTACGATAGCCTGCCAATTACACCAGTTAAAGAAGTTTTTTATAGTTCCGGTGAAGTAGTTTCCGCTGGTACTGGCGTTTATCGACAAAGACACGTTATCAGTAGATCCTGTAAAATTCAGGGTTGCTATTCCAGTAGTCAGGTTTATTGTTCCTCCAGAGGCAAAGATTCCTCCATCGGTAAGATTCCCAGAAATGTCAGAGGTTAGTACTGTTGTTCCATCGGTAATATTTATCGAAGAATACACAAGATTTTGAAAGAAAGTAGGGATTACCAATGTTCCCGTAGCGGTTCCTTTCCAAAATACTATCGACTGTATTATTGGAGAAGAACCTGAGTATTCAACTATATCGGTCAATGCATCAAACTCATTAGATCCAGAGTTGTATAGGTATAGATTTTGAGTTGACGCTGCTAGTAGAGATACGGCTCCGGTCTGTTCATCTTGATACTGAATTAGTCCCATCACAGGATTTGTATCAGAAAGAGTACTTCCAAACTGCGAGTATCCATTGCGCTTGCTTATCACTCCCCTATAAACATACCCATTAATAAGTGGTTCAAATGCATCTGCAGGTCTTATCCATGGTTGCAGGTAGTTATTCGTTCCTGTCTTGAATTCCTTGATGGCATATGGTTGGTAAGCAGTACTCATGATTGCAGCACCGCGAAACAACCTCCTGTAGGATCTGCTAGTGCCGAAGTTGCATAGAAATACAAAGTAAAGGACGTTGTGCTAGATGGTGAAAAATTTAATATATTTGCTCTACCTATACCTGAAAAATTATATGTACTTCCAATAACCCCATATACAGCGCTAGTTAATGCAGAAGACATTGTTACTGTCCATTGACCTGCTGAAACACGAGTCATTGATTCAATATTGTAAGAATCTAAAATTGCAGCTGTAGTACCGGATATAGTAAAATACGCCCAAGCTTTTACAGCACTCAATATAGCTACAGATGTAGACCCAGAGTCACCGCTCTTGTATACGGCTTGAGTTGTTGTAGAAAAAGTATTTGTCTGACTTGTGTAATAAGTTCCTTGACCTGTCGCAGGAACTACCGTGCTAAGAGATGCTTGATTGGGCATTGTAGCTTGTTTGTGGTATCCGCTAGGACTTCCAGTTGTACTTCCAGTTACTAAATCGGTATGTTCAATATTAAACTGAGTATTAAGCTGAGTGAAGTTAGCTAATATTGCGGATTGACTAACACTAATCAAATTGTAAGATTGTGGTATTAATGGATTGTATGCTGTCATCTATCTCCTTATATTTTTCTAGAAACGAGGAACCCCTTGCATGGGGGTATACTGTTGTATAGTGCGACTAAGAGCCACATTCTCTTGCCTCTTAAGCAACGGATAATAGCGGTCATAGTTCTCTGTATCGCCTCTATCAGCAAAGATCTCCAGTGAAGCTCCATACGCTATCAATGGACCCCACTCGGGTTGGACCGGTGTGGTGTTTGTGCTTGATAAGACTGACGGGATGGTGAATCCCTGCATTCGGATCTGGTAAACCTGATCTGGAACTGGCATCAGTGTGAATTCATTCTCAAAGAATAAAACACCTTGAGGTCTATTCTCTTGGCAAGCTTGATACTTATCGTAGATTGTGGCCGCAGAGCTAGGAGCTGTTGTAAAGGTGGCTGAAAAAGCTCCTGTGGAATAGGTAATAGTTCCACTTCCATCTCCCGCTAGGACACCTGAACCGTCATCTTGAAGAACCTGGGTTCCATCTGTAATGAAGTAGCTTCCAGGTATGATTGGATACCCTTGAGTAGTACTAGCAAAGGTTGTAGTAGTTCCGTCTCCAGTTGCTACAGAATCAACATTATATTGCTGAGGCCAATCTTGGTAGAATATGTCTGGATCTTCATAGAATATAAGAGGGAAACCGTCGGCATATGCTCCAGGGGAGTCTGTCCAATAACCGCTAGGAAACGAATAGACGTTCTGACCAGCTGTAGTTTTAAAGTCCAGAAATGCATTCTGAATCTGGACTTTTAGCTCTTGAGGCATCCCATAAACATAATAATCGTTTATGTAGGCATTTACCGTGTCATCACTCATCTGATCGGTACTTGGAGCTCCAACAACGTTTCGAACTTTTATATTGATGTTACTAAGAGTCCATCCAGAGGTTGTGATCGACATGAATTACCTAAGCTGCTTTGTTTTTAGGAGGATTACGGAATTGAAAGATGTACTTGTATCCGCAGATGTAATGCTCTTGGAACCCTGCAAAGTTCTTTCTGTATGCGTACTGAGGTTCTTTACAGCTCTCTAGGTGTTCGATCACCTCTTCAGGCAACATATAGTCCGCTCCATGCAAAAGCTTATAAAGCTTCAATGGGTGCGTTGCGCTTGAGTAATGGAAGTCTAGAGCTACTCCTGCATCGCGACCGTTAAGGAAAGTTACGTTGCGATACGCTGGGATGTGCTTAGCGAGTACAATCTCATCTAATTTTGGGGCTGCTTCTTCGAATCCTTCTGGATTTTGCTTCAGAATGTTCTCAGTAATTACCTTCTCCTTCTGATCGCTCAGACGGCGATATTTGGGCCTTGCCATATGTATTCCTTTAGTTATAAAATGTTTTGCCACGGCGTATTGAATGTCTGTGAACCTACCGTTTGTGTTGGTGGCTGACCTGTGTCTATGCAGATTACGCCGCCGCTGACGTAAGCTGGAAAATTTGTACTATTGATGTCCACTGTGAAGGTGTCGGTGTCTGTATCGACTGCTGTGATTAAAGTGGTGATTCCGTTTATTGGAAGCATTCCTAAGACTTGCTTGAAGGTAACGCTTGTAACGCCCACATCTAAGGCGGTGAATGGATAAGCTGTACAGGTGACTACTGACCTGGAATTGTTCGTAATGCCTGTTATAGCGTATACGGTCTCTAGGAACTCGTTGGGAGAAGGATATGTGACAGAAGGGGGATTTCCCATAAGTCCTCTTTAAGTAGCTCGCTAGGGGGTTTTTTAGACCCCCTGGCGATGAACGGACCTAATTTCCGTTCCTATTTCTTAAGCGCTAGTAAAGTCCGCATCTAGAACTGCTTCGTACAACCAGACATCATCTGTATTAACCATTAGCGATGAACCAAGAGTTAAACCAAGGATACTTGTGTTATATAGAGGAGCATTCAAGATTTGGCTTGTGCTAGTCTGTGCTGGAGGGAATCCGGGAGCGTTTCCAGAGGTGATTAGACCGCCCTGAAGCGCTGGGATACCCGTAACAATATTTGCAATACCTCCGCTGCTATAAGCAGTGAAAGAAGTAGTGTTAATATTTACTGTAAAAGAAGTTGTAGAAGTGATGCTTTGAACAACACCAGAAAGCGTGTTGATCTGAGTCATACCGACTACATTATGGAAAGATACAACTGTTACTCCGATATCATTGCTGGTAAAGGCATGAGTAGCTGTAATCCTTGCATTAGCTGCTTGGCTGATTCCGGTGATTGTCAAGTTAGATGACGGGAATACTGAAGAACCTGCTGTTGTATATGGAGTGATGCCATTCGACGTCAAAAGAATTTTTTGAACCGAATATTGGATGTCAACGGGAGGAGTTGTCGCTACTGAGACTGAGTAAGATTTCTCAATAAACGCTTCTCCATTGCTCATCTGAGGCATCCAAAAAGCACTCAAAATACCGCCTGTTACGGGCTGAGCTACTGTGAGTGTTTGGTTCCACATAGTAAATCTTGTAGGATAGAATCCAAGACCAAGATTTTGAGCTACTCCACCTGTTGCAACTGTTAGGGAGCCATTTTTTATAATTGCCATGATCTCTCCTTATGCCGAAGCAAGTGTTGAAGTGATTCTAGTGATCCAGTTGTCATTGAGGATTCGAGTTGCAAATGGGTATTTGTAACCAACAGTTCCACGCTGATTGAGAGGATCGGCAGTACCGGAAGCCCCGAGAGGTTTCACAATAAATTCTGCTTCTTTGGCTCCAAGACGAATTACCCCATAAGCTTCTTGTCCGACCATAAAGGATGAATAGACGTTTGGAGTTGCTCCGTTACTGTAACCATTTGTGTTCAAAAGCCAGCGAACGTTACGAGTAGCGCCCCATTCAGCTTCCAAAGCATTCATTGGATTTGGATAGTTTGCAGCTTGAATGAACGAGCTAACAGCTTCCAAATCGGACTGCATATCTACGGACATGAAGCCCCAATAGCTTGATCTTACGGGACTTGTGCCGAACTTGTTTTCTCCAGGGAGAGGGTTCGTCATGAGTCTTGCGTTACCTTGACGGAGAGCTACGATTGCAGTCTGAATATCTGCATCAGTGATCTCTGTCGGGGTATTGCCATTAAGACCATACTGACATGCGATAGTTGAGGCCGTAGAGACCATCATATCGCGGATCAGCGTGTCCAAAGTCAAACCAAGTTGGAGTGAAAGTACCTTCGTTGCTTCGTTAAGTACTCTGTCTTGTACAACGTACTGAACCTGATCCGTGATAGTAACGAATGAACCGTACCATTGGATCTGAGCTTTAAAGTCTGTGACCGAAAGCTGATCGCCTGGAGGCGTTTGACCATCGGTAAGTGGAACTGTCGCTGCTGTTCGCGCTGTTACTTTAGACCCTGTTCCTATCGGGCGGGGAAGCTCTTCGGCATTCCCTCTCATTGTTACCAATGAGTTCAGACTATCGCATCTCTCTATGTAGAGAGTCCCTGAATTTAGTCGTTTACGGTGGACATCAAATCCATCTTTATGGCATCCTATACAAGTATGGGATACATTAAAGAAGCTTTGATTTATTTGGCTGGTATAATGGATGGTGAAGGGACTATTTCTATGAGCGATAAACGCATCATGAAAAGAAAATCCCGTGGCATCAGAATTACCAAAAAGGTTTATCGAGCTAGAATAAATTTTAGCACGACTGTCACTGTATGTAATACTGACCAACGACTCATGTCTTGGCTTATCGCCAATTTCGGAGGCGCTATAAGCACATCCAAAAGACAAAAGAATCATTGGAAGCAAAAACTTACATGGATTATGCCCACTACAAAAATCTGTGAAATTCTTGAGGGAATCCTTCCTTATCTTGTTCTTAAAAAAGAGCAAGCCAAATTGATGATTGAGATGCGAAAAACATTTGATCAAAATCAAAGACAGTTGCTTACCTCGGATGAGATTTACCAACGCCGTCTTGAAGTGTGTCAACTTATTCGATCTCATAATCAACGCGTCCTTCCGCCTTGTTGTCCTTAAGCTGCGTCAAGGAGTTCCAAGTCAATTATCGGGGATTTAACCACGCCAACTTCGTCTAGCGTGCCATATCTTCGGAAGACCATCTGGTCGCCACTGTTTAGTGGTATTTGTCTCTTTTGGGCGAATAAATCGTAGATGAAGTATGGTCGCGCGAGCGCCAGCAACAGTCTATCGAAGTAAGTTCGCACCTCTGGAGGCAGTTGAGTTAAGCCTGTAATAGCCATTTTCTGTCTCTTTTAGTTAAAGCATAATCAGATCGTCTCCAAGTGCTTGGAAGCCATCTTCATAAACTCTTGGTCACTCATCGATGCGTAATAGTCGGTCTTACTTAGGACGCTTTGTCCTCCTGCTTGTGCCAAAGTACCTGGCTTTCTAGCATTGTCGACTATTCTCTGAGCGGTCGCGCTCGGTGTCGTTTGAATGGGTTTAGAGTTTACTTTCATTGCTTCCTCGAGTTGCTGAATACGCTGCTCTTTTTTTGCATACTGATATGCGAATAGAGCCTTGTTATCGGCACCTCTTAGCCCTTGCAAGAACACTGGATCTGTTTCTGCTAGGTGTTTTCCATACTTTCCTAATACTTCGGCGTAATCGGGATTGGCGTTTGCTACTTGAAGTTCTTCGATCTTCTCGTTGTAAGCCTGCTCTCTCTCCACCCAAGCTCTTCGAAGTTCACCGACATTTGGGACGTCTGTTTCGTCCATGCCGTCGAACATCTTTTTGGGCTTTGGTGCTTCCTGAGCTGGTTGACGCGATAAGTTAGCTCGCAGCATATCAAGTTGGAGTTGGTACTCCCGCTTTTCCGCTTCCCTTTCTGCCTTTAGTTTCTCAACACTATCGGAGAGAGCCTTGAAGTTAAGAGCCTGTGGATCTTCCGGTGCGGCTTGAGGAGCCGCTTCAACTGGCTGTTGAGTTTCATTTTCAACTGGCGCAGCTGGTTCCGGAGGAAGAACAGGAAATTCTGGCTCATTACTCTGGTAAGAGTTAGTAACTTGTTGCTCCACGGCGGCTGGAGACTCTAATTCGCCCGCATAGTTTTTCATGTCGATAGCCATTGCATTCCCTTACGGTTGCGTGATCTAATCCTAGGACAGAAGGACTCCCATCCTCTGACCTAACTCCATTATTTCTGATGAAGCGTCTTTGCTGTCTTTCGACAGAAGAGACTCATCAATCGGAACGTCTGGAGGTATTGATAATTCTGGCTCTAATCGAAAGATCCCCTGTGTGTTATCGACGTACCACACCAACACTCCAATGAGTTTTGGGGGCCTTTGACGATACATCCGGAATGCTTGCCGAAAAGTGCCTGGTTTTGCCTTGTCTTCCTTGGCGGCGAAGACGATATAAAAAGGCTTCGTGTCGCTTTTAAGGTTATTGGCTATATCCTCGGCTTGCGCCCAGACTGCCTGTCCCCATTGCTCCCTTGATTCGCCGATTTCTTGAGCCATCGATTAATACCCCGAGGCTCCACCAGTGTCTGAATCCCAATGGTAATTCTTAAACTGAGCCGACATTTTCTTTGAGTCGGACTTACATCCCTTCTCTCCGGCTTGGCCGTAGGCAATGTCTTGGGCTTGGCCCTTCATGTCATGAACTCCCATGCCGGCATCTTGATGGCCGTGCATTGGAACATGAGGTTCATCAACTTCGTTGCGATACATCGCGTGTTTTTTCTCTTTCATTACTTTCCTCTTCGTTTGGGGTATTGCTTATTAGATTCCATCTTACGCTCAGCGTAATCTCCGCTATCGGCAGGAGGCTCTCCCCATGAATACCCGTAGGGGCGCTCTTGGGCTTGGACACGAGAATCTAATTCTCTTGAATAAGAATCTTCCGGAACTGCATGCCAATAATCGTCATCTGGATGCATGGAAGAAGTAGGATATCTAGAGCGTGAATCCATCATTAGCAGCCTCGTTTCTTCATTTTTTTATATTCCTTAATCTCTGGGTCGCGAACTTCTCTATCCATCTTGGTGAGCTTGACGTTCTTCTTTTCGGCGCTCTTTAGTGCTTTAACCGCTGCCGACTTTTTACCCTTCTTCACATCGCGTTCGGCCACCTTCATTGCCTTGGTAACCTTGGCCATTTTCCTATCCATAAGACCCTTTCGAACTGTTAGTTTCTAATTTAAAGTTTACAGTAAGTATAAAATAATTCGTATACATTTTAAAACGCGTCTGTCTATGGAGTCGCTGCGGTAGGTTTTGGAATCTCTTCCCCATTGCCCTCTAGGGACTTAATCAGGGCCAATTTCTTATGGAGGTTATCGAGATTCATGCTATCTAGCTCTTTGAGAGCCTTGATGATATTGAGCGCTCCGGCTGTTCTTTCTTCTTCAGATCGGGCCATACGCTCCATATTAAGAGCAGCATCCAAGCCCACTTTATTGAGTCTTTCGGCAGCCAAGGATCGATCCGCGTCGGCCTTCGCTTCGACAGCCTGCGTAACCGTATGTTGGTTCTGCATCTGAAGCTGCATCGCTTGTTGCTGTTGTTGCGCTTCAGCCTGCTGTTTCTTCTCCATGAGTTCATAGAGTTCTTTCTTGTTGTGCAGGTTCGAATTCTTGATGATGAGGCTAGCGCCTTCAGGGGGAAGCACGCCGAGTTGCTGTAGGGCCACATATTGGACGAATTGCGATTGGCGTTGTGTATCGGTAAGAACCCCCTCTTCGACCGCCACGTTGTAGCGAGAGAACGCCTTCGAGTAGAATTCAGGCGTAGGTTCTTTCTTCGTAATTAACTTGATCTTCTCAGGGGTGTATTTGGCCTGCATCAACTTCAAGGTTTTCTCGCCGAGTAGTTGCTGCGACTCCCAAATTCCATCAAAGATATGCTGAATTGGAATCCAGCCAGCCATTTGGCGATACTTAGATAAGATCCCTGCGGTCTCTACCTTGTCATTTTCCGCCATGCCGATGTTTTCGTTGCTCAATCCCAAGATCTCGAGCATGTCTTTTTCGAACTCGGCCTCTAATTGGAACTGAGACGGGTCTATCCCCGCTGAGGGGATGCGTTGGATGTCTGTCATCTGCGCTTCAGGCTTGAGCCAAATCACCTGCCCTTGGCCGGATTTATACATCGATGAAGGGTTCGAAACTGAGTTTGTTTTCGCAATCCAACCGCTATTGAGTTGGTTATCGATGACATCCACCATTTTGGAGCGGCGTTTATTTAGCTCTGTCTGCGGGTCGCGGACGAACCTTACCAACGACTGTATCTTCCACGTGTACAGGTCGTAGGATGGTTCGAACACTGCAAAGTAGGGGACAAACGGGTAATCGTTAAGGCCGTTCGGGTCGGTACCATAATATAGTAATTGCCCCTCTACAATGATCCCTAATTCAACTGAACGAACCGGCTTCTTGACTACTTCTAACTGAGGGAACATCTTTCTGAATAAGAACAATCTCTTCTTATCCCCATCCCACTGCTTCATCTCACCGGTTTCCATATCAACGAGTACATCTTTGGTTTCCCACTTGGTACGCCAGTATTCGTTATAGTTCAAAAGCTTCTGCATGCCCCATTGACGGGCGTATGGCATGTAAGTAAATTTATCATCGCGAGTACCCCAAGGCAGTTGGTCGATCACATCCTGTTTGTCGGGAAGCAACGAGGTTACTTCGGTACGACTGAGGTACTTTCGTCGAGCGATGAAGGAACAATCTTCGAGCGATTTCTTAGTTAGGAACGGGTCAAGGATCACCGCGTTCCACTCGTCGTGGTGGAACTTGATATCCCCCGAAATTGGGTCATCTCGATAGTCCACCCAAGGCGATATAAATGACATCCCAGTAGTTAGGGAGCCTTTAACGGCCTTCTTGCACACGTCATAGCCCTTGCCATACTGCATGATGTATTGAAGAGCGGATGTCATGATGTCCGCAGTTTCTTCAGAAGAATTCTCAATCGGCTCTACATTGAAGCCACGCATGGTGCTGCTATAACGGCCCAAAATGAGGTTTATGAGGCGGAAGGTCTTATTGTAGGTGAAAGACGATCGGCGCTGGTTATTGAGGTAGGACAGCTCTTCAAGCGACCATTGGTTGCCCAAGTAGTAACTGAGGTCCTTGTACGCCTCGGCAAAATATGTATTCCAGAGCTGGTAAGCGCGCTCATAGCTCTCGCCGAAGTCTTGAATGATGTCTTGGTGGAATTCTAAACGGGGATCGGACTTGGCCTTCTTGGTGAACTCATTGAGAAAATCCTTTGAGTCATTTGAATAGGAATAGTCGGACATGGGGCTGGCCATTTAATACCCTTTTGGTGGTTAGCCCCATTGTAAACATTCAAATTCAAATTTAACAGTAGAATTAAAGTGCCCCTAGTTGTTCGGCGATTTTATCGCAAGCTTTGGTTGCATCTTCCTTGCTCGGCATTTCGAGAACTACACTATATTGGCCCCTCTCTTTGTCCAAGTAGGTGATGAAGACTTGGTAGGGGAAATCTTTACTTTCGGCCTTGGACATCATCACGCCGTGAACTTGATCTAGAGTGACTATATAAGAGCCTACACGGGTATATGCCATTAAAACTCCTTGCACTTCAGTTTGAACATAATCGGATCCCCGTTGCGAAAGAGCATCTGTTTGATGGGACGGCAGATTACTCCCTCCATTACATGCTCATGCTTCGGATCGTTCATGGCGAATAAACTACATTTCTTTTCTCGGACATATTGAAGGATCTCTTCCTCGGTAGAGTGTAGCATAACGGTTGGAGGCGTATGAACTCCGAGTAATGTCGCCAATCCCCTTACAGTGTCTTTTTCTAACCACCAGTGGCCTATTTTGACATCAAACAGGCAAAACCCTGGCTTATCGCTATAATAGCCACCAGCCTGGATTTTAGGCCCAAACCCTTCTCCAAAGAGGATTACCCCTGTTCCAGAGCCATCTTTATCAGCGAATCTAGAGCCAAGGAGTCCAGGGGTAAGGGTTCCTTGCAAATAGTCAAGCAAGTGGCATGGTATATGGGCGTCTTTGGTTCTTCCACCAAAGCGCACCTGACCATCTTTGTAGAACACTCGGATATTCGTTCCATCAATCTTCTCTTCGACATCCCAATATTTAATGTTTCCAAATTCTTCACTAGCGTAGTCTCCGATGATGAATGATTGCCTTCCGGCTTGTTTAGTCGGGTCTTTTTTACATTGTTCATCAAAATACCAGCCTTCTCTTTTCCATAAACTGTTTATTTTAGGATACTCCATCTAGCCCCCCTTGTTTTTTTTCGTCCCTGTAGATCTTCACTAGCTCTTCAGGGGTTGGAAGGGGTGCATCAAGTCCGAAGCAACCAAAGAGATGATCGTAATAATCTTTAATGGCCTGTGGGATCTCCAAAGGATCTAGGCCTAACTCTTCCTCGCATTGGCCCCATCCAATCTTAAATTGCTCGAATAAGGGATTGGTCTTTTTCTTACGATCTTTGCGATTCTGGAAGTTGAAGAAGATCTTTCGATATTCGGATGCGCAGTCAATACAGACGGTTTCATCGGGGAATTTAAGCATGAAGCTCTCTCGATGCTTAGCGCCGCAATACTTGCATTTACACCTTTTTTCCTTGCTCATGAGCCTCCCTACCAATCTGATCTATTCGATGGTTCCAGCTTACGCCCTGTTGGCGTAGGCTCTCAAACTTGTCTTTTTGATGGTCACTCATCCATTCGGGAGGATCGATCTCACGCCATTCAGGCACGCCCAGGCAATCAAAACGATCGAGTGACTTCTCGTGGATGATCTCTTCGATGTAATCGCGGCCATTTCGGGTATATCGCACCCACACCTCGTCATTGCTAAATGGCCATTCTTCTTTGATTGACTTCCAGATCATTTTGGCGGCTCTGGTAAGGGCATCCAATGGGTTGCATCTTCCAGGACGCCATCACAACACCCACATCCACTACTTAATAATCCAAATGAATAGCCTTTCTTTCCGCCTCGATCTGTATAATCCCATTCGGTATATTCACAGGTTCTAACTTCTAGCTGAGGTTCTGGACAATCACGATCCGCAATTCCATATGCCAATACTTTACTTCCATATTCGGGCAATCGATCCTTAACGCTGATCCATTCATTCACATTCGCACCTTAACATTGCAAACCGCCAGTTCCCCAGGCCCGCAAATGTTCCCCTGAGCGTTCAATGCTAGACTAAATTCGACGTCTTTGGGCATATACACCCCTTCTCGACTGCAAGCCGCAGTCAGCTGGCGCATACATTCTTTGATGAAATATTCTAGATTCATAGTTCGATCCTTACGGGTTTATTCGTTGGTCTATAGTTAACATCCATCTTCTTTGATGGATTTCCAAATCACGAAAGTCCCCTATTAGCTCCGTCTTATCAAAAATCCGCTAAATACGCAATTTTGATTTAATCCGGCCGTTTTCGTCGAGTTATCGACCTGTACGACACATCCAAGAGTCGCCCCTGCGGTTAATTCGACGGTAAAACTGCCAGATCCACAGAAAGTACCGGCCACATTGGCCCCTACGGCCCCTATATTACAGTCATAGATGACCTGAGAGCCTATAGAAGCAAATCCCCTAGTCATAGCAGTAGTTAGGTTCATCACGGCCACGGAGGCGTTAAATTGATATAGGCCCGCGTAAGGGGCGGTGAATAGGCCGGTCGAAGTACTAAAATTGTTGCCTAAATCAAAGAATTTGGCGTTAAAGATGATGTCATAGCTGGTTCCGTCCCCTGTCACATTGCTAAAAGTGCCGGATATGGTGGCTGAAAAGGCTGGGAAGGTGGGGTTCAGTTGCAAAAAGGCATTAGAGTCGACCGTAAAGTCGAGGCTGCTCGCGTGAATGAGGCCGTTAGCCCCCACTGTAGATGACGATTGAGCAGAGGATCTTTGCGCCTGGATAACTAAAGAATTGGCCGCTAAAGAGGCCGCTCTCAGTCCATTGGTTGTCGTTCCGGCAGCTACTTGGCCTCCCTGAATAGTGAGCTGCCCTGAGGCCGTTGGGAGCACGGGATTGGTGCCTGGAGCGGTACTAGAGTCCACCTCAAAGCTCAAGGCGTAGGGAGCTACTGGAGAGATGGTGGCCGTAGATCCAGGGCCTATCCCAGAGGTCTTAATAAACGTACCATCCCCGACTACAAGGACATCGCCAGAACCATTGGGCTTTACAGATGGTAGGCCGCTACTCGTCTCTATGCCGGTAATGCCCGATACGCCTGAGACAATCGAGAACTGCTCCCAGATCGCTTCGCCTGACACGAACTTAGATAGGTACCAGAGGTCCCCTTGCTGGCCAGTAGAAGGGTTTTTACTTATGATTACGACGAAACCAACAGGGTATTGAGTGTCTGTCGTTAGAGGCTCTCTTGGGAAGGCCTCGATGGGGATTACCTGGCCCTGCTTAGGGCTCGGATTGTTCGGTACTGATAACGGGACTCCTGGAAGTGTCATTAAATGCTCCTGATGATTGTATCTTGACCCGAATTGGTTTATTCGATGGTCTATAGTTCACATCCATAATACTAGCATTTACAAAATGAGTACACCCGTCCTTCTGTTGACCATACCCTTCGTGGATATGGCCAAACACATGTAATTTAGGTCGTACGACTCTTACTCGATCCAAGAGCCTACGGCTTCCGACACTTTGATAATTATGGGTGTGCATAGCCTCGTCTAGGATACCGTAAGGAGGGGAGTGAGTGATTAAAATGTCTGTATCTTCGGGGATTTTAGCCCACTTTTTGGCCAATTCAGTATCGCTTTTGCAGGTAAAGGCAGTACATTTTGGATTGATCCCGTCAAACCAGGCGCTCCAAGGAGAGCCCCAGATTTTTACCCCATCGAACTCCGTGCCAGAGTCACATAAGTAATCGGCATCGCAATGTTTAGGGGTGCTCCTTAACGTCAATTGAAGATAATTATCATGGTTTCCACCGATAAACACTTTCTTGGCGTAATCTTGACAAGATAACCAATCAAAGAAGCTATCCCATTGCTCTATCGTGCCCCTGGCCGTATAATCGCCACCCAGTATTAGAAGATCCCCTCCCTTCAACTCCGGCTTCGTCCCATGAAGGTCACTGATTATGTCGATTATCATTTCTTGTCCATCTGGATTGGCTTTATCTCGATTTCAAGCCCTTCTTTCGATTTGAGCACCATCTGCCCCATCTTCACCATCTCATCGCTGCCTTCGTCCTTTTTTAGCAGAGTGCAGCTAGAAATTGCCAGTAAAAATATTACACTAATAAGTTTCATTTCTTTTCCTCGTTTCAAGTTCTCTCTCTAACACCCGGACCTTGCTCTCAAGATCAGAGAGCCTGCTTCCATGAATACTGAGCCAACAAAACACTATGATTCCCCAAATCAATTGCTCCCTCCCGGCGGAGTAACACCCGGCGGAACGGGTAATCGCGGAGCGGGGCCGGTCGTGCTTGGGGTCTGGGAAATTGGGCTCATGGGCGAGCGGGGAACGGGCGATGGGGGAATGGGCGTTGAAACGAGACCTGGGGGCATAAGTTATTCCTTATAAGGTAAATCCACCGGGACAATTGTAAAATCATCCAAACACTCTAAACAAATAACGTGTCCCTTCCGGTCCGGATTTTGCTCCGCCCAATATTTAGCTAATTCTTCACAAGCTTTGCAAGTCATTTACGCCTTTATAATTGGGTTCGGCAATCCATTCAATCTCACACCTTGATATGGCCAGTACATATTAAACGGGCCATAATAAGGCGGCAAGCTAACAGCGACCATTCCTAGCCCACCAGAGCCTCCAACGGCCCCTTGCGTAGCCGAATAGGGCAACGGCCAAGGGAACGGCCTAGCGCGTGGAGGAATGGGCGTGGCGACCATACCGCAACCGCTAAAAGGGCTGCCACTACCTCCCGCGCTTGTGATTTGGCTTGGGGGGTTAGGGGCATTGTTCGCAACCATTAGGCTTCTCCACGTTCAACTCCATCATAAGCTTAGGGCTCATTTAACGCACTCTACAGCTATGCTTATTCTTTTCCACCAGGCTATACGCCTCATCCAAGTCTTTATTTTCTATGAAATCTCTAATGATAATTCTTAGTAATTGGGAAACAATAACCTTTGTTCCAGTTAATTTAAATACCTTGTTCAAAATAGATTCAAAGTATTTAACTTCTTGTGGATTAATATTGGTGTACACTGGCACAAGACCGCTCTTCGATTGTCTGCGAGGCGCGGATAGACCCTTCTCTTTAGCCCTAAAGTCATCGATAGTTAAATCGGGCTCTTGGGGCGTAACTTGCGGAGCTCCCATCTTCCTGCCCAGATCCTCCACCTTCATCCTAAGATCTGTTAGACCCTGCGTGATCATTTTGATTTGCTCTTCATCCATACATACCCCTAATTTGTTACCACATCATCATTGATACAACTTTTACATCGTCTATGGGCCCTTTAAACTCTTTGACCGCCCCTTCAACCATCTTTTTCAATTCTGCATCTTCTTTACTCAAAGTAATTGTCTCATAGCATAAAAACTTCTTTGTATATGTCTGCTCATCATTGGATATTTTGATCTTAATTTCAATTGCTTGACTCATTATTTCCTCGCTCTTGTTGCTTCTAAGATGGGGAGATTGGCCTCTGTAGGCACATAGATCACCTGATTGCGCCCGTCAGATAGGCCGTGTATCCATAGATACCGCAAGTACGATTCATTGCCCTTCAAGGAATCTCCGATGATTCGGTTGGCCTCCGCCACGCCTCTAGATCTAAGGATCTCAGCATCGGCGAGATGTTTGGCTGACTCCATCGCGGCCTTCGCCTCGAGGGTCTTGATTTGTCGGTTGGACTCGGCTCGGGCGAGCTCGGCTTCTCCTTCCTTTCGTTGAGCCCAGACATCATAAACTCGGCTACCGGCACAAAAACCCCATATAATGAGGAGAAAGAAGGTAAAAGCTCCGAGTCCGCCAACCACCATAGAAGTAAGCCCATGAATATCATCCTCATCATCATCATCTCTTCTCATTTTGCAATCCCCTTAAGTATCGCGGCTACGATCATTGCCGATGGTACTAACACTACATAAAACCACGCGATCAACTTGCAGGGCGTTGCTAATCCGGTGAAGAATTCTTCCATTAGGCTTTCTCCTTTGATTTCTTAGGTTCTTCCTTGGGCGGCGCTGGTTGGTCAGGGACTTCCCCTTCTTTAGGCACCTTGTCTTTTTCTTTCTTGTCTTTTTGAGCGGCCTTTTTAGAAGCCCTCTCTTGGGCATTGATCCAGGCCTTGGATTCATCTACGTCCTTCTCAAGAGACTTGTAATTCACCTCAAGCGTCATGACTCGATCCGCAGACTTTAAAGCGGCCTGTGTGGCTCGGGCAAACTCCGCCTCTCTCGCCCTTAGAAGTGTGGCCACCTCATCGAAGCGCTTTTCTAGAATAGAGACTAGATTAGCTATATTCGAATACCAGATCACCTTCTTCAAGGAAGGGTCATCGCTGCACTGATCCATGATGGTAAAGGCGGCCTTTTGATCGGCCTCTGGCGTAGTACTTTGAACAAATAGAGTCTTCATCTCATCTCCTTGGCAAACGCGAGGATCTCTTTGGTATCCAGCGATACATACTCGACACCATCGTATTCAATCAGGAGCCCAGCGTACTTGCGCGTATACACATAGTCGCCAACGAAGATAGGGGAGTCATGTGGAATGCCTTCAAATACAAGCCCAGCCCCGATTGATGCGATGCACCCGATCTGGAACTCTTTCTTCTCTTCCGGCACGATCAAGATCCCCTTCTTCTTCTCGAGTTCGACTATTCGAACCAAAACCCTTTCCCCAAACGCCTGAATCATTTACTATCCTTTTGTTCTTCTACTACTTGCTTCAAAAAATCTACAAAGTCGTTGCCATCCTCAAAGCGCTCGTCCGATATCTCTTGCACGATCTGAAAGAGGGTAAGCAGCGTGTGATAGCGATCCTCGGGCTCCATCATCGCATGGCAGCTGATGAAGGTGGATATCAAGAGCGACTTGGCTGTGTGGACATCCGACGACATATACCCAGCAAAGGCATCTACGAAGATCTGGCTATCGGATTTTGCTTTATCAATCATGTTCCCCGTCCGTTCGATATCTGAGAAAGCGCATTGTTGTTCCTGATGTCTCGAAAGTGTTCTTCACTGCGAACATATCACAGATGCCCTGGGGAAAAGGTGTGCTCAGCAGCTTCGGGTGAAATATGTAAATTCCTCCCTTCGAATAGTAAACCGAACGCACCGCGCGGTACTTCCGGGCCTTCTTGAGCTGACGCGGACAGTTGCTGTAATCTTTATTATGGAATTGGAGATAGTGGGTATACGCAGCTTTGCGCGTGCGTTTAATCCCATCCCACTGATAAAATAGAGCGGGTAAATTAACGATAGTCGTGACGTTACTTGAAGATTGGGTGGTGCTTGTTGTAGAGTCGGTCTGCTTCGTCATCTGATATTCCGCTTTTGGCGCTATCTATATGAGTCTTTATGGCTATACAGGCATAGCGTAACGCATCGCTATTGCTTACCAATATACCATTTGCATAATAACAGTGGTCATCTTCTACCTCAATATCGTAAACTTTTTGTCCTTGACTGGGAGATAGATGCACAACCTTTTCCACACGTTCTAATTTTTGTGTATTTATTGCAAATAAATTCTTTGGAACAGATACAACAGTTTCTCTTTTCATCGTCGATTCGGTCGATGTAACGCTGTTTGGTTCTGCATTTTGGAGAACAGAATTTTTGCCATGGTTGCTTGGGAAGAAATCTGACCTTACACACGACACAATATATAGGCCCCATTTCTTTAATTTTTCCGAAACCAGTTCTTTTTGCATGCAGTCGATGCCAAGCTCTCCCCTCTTCGCTTCTGTGCCATTTTTTCGCATATTCCATTGCTTTATAGATGGTTTTACGGCCGAGTTCGCGCCTATGCCCATTTCGCATATGGAGTTTGGAGTGACTAGACGGATCAATGAGTTCCAGATTCTCGATGCAGTTATTCTTAGGGTTCTCGTCTTTATGGTGAATATGCCATTTTTCGGGTATCTCTCCTTTATAAGCTCTCCACACTGCTTGATGAAGGTGGCCGACTCCTTTCGTACTTCCCCGATAATATGATCCATCCCAACGGAATTTATAGCCCCTAAATATAATACATTCTTCATCGTCACTGATGAAAAATTCTCCCGAAATCCTGTATTTGATGCCTTTAAACCAATACCAATCATGCTGCATATATCCTGTCCCTCGGAAAAAAGGACATCATTATACCTCAAGGCATCTGCATAAAGCAAGCCTCGATCGGTGAATATCTTATGGTTTGGGGTACATGTCAGTGAGTTTGATGGATAATGCAGCTGAATTAAGGAATCAGAATTATATTCAAAGGTATTAAGGACTTTTTTTAATCCTGTTGGCGTCTTCACCAACATCCCCACTTTAACATCTTCGATGGGTACTTCTCCCCCATCAATTGAAATTAAAGTCCCAGAAATGAAACAACCGTGGCTGTACTCATCGTGTAAAGGCTTACTTTTGTAAATTCCGTGATTAACGTCAAACTCTTTTCGATAATTTTCTATACATTTGATCAAGCGCCCGCATTTCTCCTCGTCGATCCAAAAGCGCGGGAAGCAGCCTCGTACGGCTTCAATGCCATCTTCCAGCCTAAGCTTGAGAGTCTGTAAAGTGATAAAGTGGACTCCAAGGGAAGCTCCGACCTCTTTCGTAGAAAGACCCGTACTAAACTGGTGAGATTCAATATCATGCGGCCCGAAATAGTGCTCATAGACGTAGGGCTTGGCCTTGATGACGCCGATATAGTGGGCAAGGCCTTCTCCGCTGTTTTCATAATAGTCGATAATATGTATCTCCTGTCCGATGCATTGCCAGAAGACAAGGGCACATGAGTCCAAATACCCTGGATCAAAAGCAACACTAACACGGGCTTGTTTGTCCCAAGGTACATGACCGATACGTCCCTCTGCCCGAGCCTCCCTGATCCATTTTGCATAGAAACTCCCGTCAATAGCCGATTCAAAGGACTCATCCGGCGTCGATGGATACTCGCGCTTCATGTCGTCTTTTTGAATCTGTAGGTTTTTATAGTACCACGCCCTTTGCTCTCTGGATAGATCAATCCCCAAATCCTCTAGCTTATCGAAATAATTTGCCGTCTCGACGGGGATTGTGATAGAGTCTTTCAGCGCATAATCAGGACATCCATGCCAGGGGAAGAAGTGGAATTTATAATCGAGGGGTGTGAGAGGCTTGCCGGCGATAAGGTTCGCTTCGGACGCCTTACAGAAGTCATAGAAGTACCCCTCTTTACCCTCGGCTGTCGATTCGATGAAAACGTATTGTCTACTCCCCAACGTATTGAGAGAGCCGGTAACGATCTCGCGCGCCTTATCTGGGAAGTGCGCACAGATCTTGCCAAACTCACTGATATGGAGATACTGCAAGGTGCTGCCTCTCATCGAGGTGCCGACTCGCAAGCTCGAATGGTTATTAAATACCAGTTCCCTCGCAGAGTCGATCGTAGCGGTGCGGACGCTCTTAATTACCTCAGGGAGCTGATCATACGCGAACTTAATGCGCTTGAACATGTACTCCGCATCCTCCCTGGTGTGGGCGATGATCCCCGCGGCCACGTTTGGCTTGAAGAGGCAGATGTCGAGAAAGAAGATGCAGACGAAGGTTGAGATGCCTAGCTGGCGCGCCTTTAGAATAATGTTGCGGTTCCACATGTTCTGGTATAGCTGGAGCTGGGCATAGTTGAACTTGAAGAGGCGCTGCACCCCTTGCTTGTCTACGATGGTATAGAGGTTGTTTAGTCGCCAGAGGGGATTGGATAGGTGCTTTTCGAGCTCGTTACTCATCGATTGATTCGCCATCTCGAGGCGGTAAGCCGAAAACGACCACGGTTAGGATGCCCGCCCCCACTATCAACCCAATACATGTTAACAGCATCTTTCATCCATCGTAATCCAGTGGGTCATTAGCGCTATCTGCAATGCGCCCCATAATCACCGCGAGGGGGTTGGCCGCATCTCCGCTGATCTCTTGCTTATCCTTCCAGCCGGCTTTATTTTGCAAGATGAACTTGATGAAGCCTCCATCGCCCTTCTTTGTGACGGCCAGATCGACCAATCTTTGCTCCTGAACTCGCTTCGCTTTCTCTAAAGTTAGACGGAACGTTTCGCTATATTTTGCGAATCGATCGAGGTGGGCTGTATCGAGGTCGCGCTCTATGAGAAAGCTTGTAAAGTAGTAATTGTTGGGGTTGCTAATCCATCGGATTAGGGCTTCGGTCTCTAATTCGATGTCTTCATCGGTCCACTCTCTTGGGCGACAGGCGGGTCTTTTCTGAAGTGCGAGATTTTGCGTAGCTAGGCGTTTACTTCTAGCATCGCGCTTGATCTTATTGAGTTTGGCATTTTCTTTATGCCTTGGTTCAGTTTTTTTTGCTTGGCTGATATTGATACCTAATTTTGATTCTTCTTTCTTATTACTATACAAATAAAATAAAGTCTAGTACTTGTGGTAAATGTAGCGAGTTTCGTAAACTTGTTCGTGTAAAAACCACAAAAGGAGAGGTTTCGATGAATCTGTTTGATATGCTGCACAGAATAGTGCTCTATATGGTCTGCATTGGCGTTGCGGTGGCCGGTGTATGTTACGTATGGGATTGGGAGTATCATCATCCTGGCGATGATTATTGCGCCGAAAGATCCCTATTCTACTCAACACCTAGAACCGAGAATGAGCATTTCCCCGATTTTGGGACATGGACCTATCAGAAAGAGAAGCACCAGTTGGAGGTTGAAAGATCCATTGGAGACCGGATCAACAATATTGATTGGGATTTTTGGGGAGAGACTAGATGTGATGTTGATTCAAAGGACAGGGCGTCCAATTAAGTTTGTGTTGTTAATTTAGAATTAAATAACTTTTGGAGATTTATGATTAAGAATATTATTGCGATTATACTAACTTTCGGTGCATATGCCGCAGAGACCGTATCTGATTGGACATACAGTAACTATATTAAGGTGGGAGCGGCGATGCCTCTCGTCCGAGAAGGTGATAGGGCCACGGCCTTATATCTAGGGCTAGGGAAGAAGATGTACAATGGGCAGTTGGGCTTCGATGTAGGCTCCGATATGTTCATCCACCCTGCCTATCAGATTGTATTAACGTCTGTTAACTGCAACTATGCGCCTACTTGGTTGCATGGGGGCTATATAGGCCCTACCGTTAAGGCTGGAACGATGATAGGCGAAGGGTCTACCATCACTTATACCCCTAAGCTCATTGTTCAGGTTCCCCTCACAATTGGGTATCGCTATAAAGACGTTGGAGACAGCCTTTCATTCATTGAAGCAAGCGTTGGGATAGATAAATTTCTGACCGTTTCTTCTGGTGTGTGCTTTTAGGCTGCTTGATTAAATTGATCGAAGGATGTATATTAAGGATGTATATTTTGGTTATCGATTTTTTTGGAAAGGGTCGCGTCTCCCTCGATAGCGGCCCCATCCATTTTTTATTATTATCGATTCCAATAGCTCTTTAATCATTGGCTCTTTCTCTTTATTTCTTTTCTGGCTCTTTTTAGCTCGATGGTAGCTTCTTTCATCTGACGGAAACAAGCAATGTACTGTTCGTCGAGAGGAATTTTTGCCTTAATCTCATTATACAATCGATCCATCTTTGATGATACCGATCGAATTTCTTCTACCATCGCGAACTTAGCGACTGTTTCTAGCGATATACCCCCAACTTCTTCCCTTTCTGACTTCCTTAAGTCGGAATTACTACTCATATTCATGATATAAACTCCTGATTATAAAATTATAACGTCTTATAACACTACTTATATTGTATTGAAAAATCTCCGATGATGAAAATCATCGGATGGTGGAATATACCATTAAACATCTATGTCCATAGGCTCTGCAATAACCTCAGGATGAGGTTCTTGGACCTCTTCCCTGATAATAGCCTTGCAGCTCTTCAGGTTGATAAATGCCTCTTTACCAGGGCTTGGGATGAAGAGAAGATCAACGAAGGCTTCTACGCTCTCTGAGATGCGTTTATCTTCAGCCTCTTCTCTTACTTCAATCGCCATGTGATTTGTATCAAATATAAATGTCCATTTAATTAGCATGATTGTTCCTTATTTCATCATTTTCTTGGCTGCTTTCTTTTTGGGAGCGGCTTTTTTCCCCCGGCGCGCTTCGCTATAAGCGATCGCAACGGCTTGCTTTTGGGGCTTTCCGCCTTCTTCCATTTCTCTTTTGACGTTTTCTGAGAACCCTTTACGAGAACTAGCTTTTTTTCCTTTAACAAGTGGCATAATTGACCTTCCTTTTCCTTTCTTATATAGACATTAATTTCTTTAATACTCTTACCGCCCCAAACGAAATCTCCGATGAGGCCGCCGAGGGTATGGAACTGTTCGAGGTCATCCTCTGTGAGGACAATCTCGAAGAAATATTCCCCCTCGACCTCTTCAAAGATCACGCGCACGGGGTTCCCCCCACTTGTTGAAGATCGTCGATGGGGATGATTTTGATTACGGTGCGAGGTTTATCGCTATAGCGCTTACGGATGCTGCAATCGGTGATTTGAGCGTCGTCTAGATACACTATTCCTTTCAGGGCGTTTGTGACCAAATAGGCCAAATTATCGAAATCGGGCTTCTTTGTGGGTAAGATGATTTCGTTCTTCATCTGAAGCTTAAGCCGGCTGGACGCCGATTTAGGGATAGGCATATAAAAGGTCAGATGCATCTCGATCGGGCCGCTTAGGGGCTGTGAAGGAGCGTAGGGCTTAATCTGCCATTGGAGCTGCCGTATTTCGTTATTGGATGGGTTATAAGCAATGCCTGTAGCCCTAACAAAGCGAGTTTGTTTTTGGGGAATTGGAATACCCCTGACTTCGAATAAGAGCATATACACCTAGCTAGCCTTCTATATGGCATAATTACCAGGTGTGGTTTTATATTTGAAGAAAATTATTTTGAGATTTCTTTCTTGATTAGCTCGGCCAAGCTAGTCAAGGATTCCTTAGCCTTTTGGCCTAGGTCATCCAAAGCCTTCATGGACGAATCTTCAATCGCCTTAATCGATCTTTTATGGATCCCTACGAATATGACCCAGCTAATGAGGCCACCGATCATGAGTCCGGCTGAAAAGATATGAGCATCTGTCATTGTATCAACTCCATTTGTTCAGAATTACCGCACTCCATCTTATAAATGCGTATCAACTCTTCTTTCTTTATTATCCACGCTCCTACTCTTTTAAATCCACGGGCTTTTCCTACCCTCAATAGATAATATAGCCTATGAGTTGGATAAGGGCATCTTAAAGCCTCGCTAAGGATCCTGGCCGCATGGAGAACGCTTAGGCGATCCCTCTCTAAATCGAAGAGTCTCTCCCCTTCGACCATCCGCTTTTCTCGGCTGTATTTGTTTTTTCGATATTCATCAAGATCCGATCTCTTAATGATCCACTGAAATAACCTCCGATTGCGTCGATTCAGAACAAATCTTTTTTCCGCCTTTAACTGGCCCTTTCGGATGGCGACAAAGACCGCTTGACGGCAGATGCGGGCATAATCTGCCGCTTCGCTCAATGAGTTAAACTCCTCATTTGCACCTGTCATCGGTCCCTCTCCATTCTGTGACCGATACAAGGCCATCCGATTCCTTTTCCATCCTTTCGGCGGTTCTTTGACTGGGTGTGCGCCTTCCGGCGAAGTAGTGCCATAGTCCAGATGCGCTAACGTCGCATCTTCTAGCAAATTCTGAGATAGTGATTCTGTATTTCGTCAAATATTCTTTAGGCTTCATAGGAAAATGTAGTGACCTTTATCTAGTGATTGTGGCAACATATATGTTAAAAATCAACCTATAGGTATAAGATGTTAGAACATAACGGGAAAGTTTACGCTAGAGTATCAGATATTATCAAGCCCTTCTGCACCTTCGGTGCCATTGACAAAGATGTTTTGGAGCGCAAGGCGTCTTTGGGAACGAGTGTCCATAAGCTGATCCAGCAAGAGATCGATGGGGAGTTGCCAATTGCAGGCTTCCAAGAGCGCGCCTATTTCAAGAGTTTCGAACTGTGGAGAGCCGCAATCAAGCCAGTCTTTGTTATGACGGAAAAGAGGATTTACTGTGACCATAAAATGCTTACAGGCTGCATTGACGCACTCATCAAACTGGAGGGCAAAGATGAAAGCATCCTCGTCGATTGGAAGACCTCTGCTGCAGAATCGCCTATTACTTGGCCGATGCAAGCTCATCTGTATCACTACCTTTTGACTGGCCAGGGCATCCCCGTTAGCGACCGTTTCTTGTTTGTGAAGTTGGATCGGTTTGGGGGGCTTCCCAAAGTGTTCCAATATAGATTTGACAATAGAGTGTTTGCCCGTTGTTTACAAGCTATCGATGACTTCTGGAAGATAAATGTAGCTACAAATTCATAGGTATGTTACGCTACATTCGTGCGAATAAAAATGAGGAAGATATGAGAGATGTAAAAATTGAATATGCTCAAGGCCGAAAGAAGTCTCGGATCTCAAAAAAAGATCCAGGATTCTACAACGGATGCACCGTTTCTGTTTTAACTGGCGTCCCCAAAGAGATATCCAACAAAGAAATTATTGATAGATGGGACAATGTTTCCCTACTCAAGGTGGGCGAACTGCGATATAGATTCTGTTACTACGAGTTATTAGATGCGGAAACCACTCAAACAGAAAATTATAGAGTATCAGAACATAACAAGGGCCAATGGGCAAAGTAGTACGAACAAAAAACCCTCGACTAGAGATCAAGGGTTCTCAACAGGAGAAAACATGAAATATTCTTATAACTTGAGTATAGAAGACATAGAGAATTACCTGAATACAATTTTTGACTTACAATCTAAATTGATGGATAAGGAATTTAAGATATCGATGTTGGAGTTTGAGTTGCAGCTTGAAAGAAGCCTTCTAACTTCTATGAAAAGAATCTACCTACCGCCTGTAAGGTAAGAGGTTGGATATGTTAGATCACCTAATAGACCCAGATGATGAGATTGGGTGTGAACCCAAAAAAGTATGGGACCTAGAACCGTATCTGAAAGATGAAATTGAGAGAGCTCAATTTAATTATGAATGTATTGTATATAACGAACCTAATAGAAGAATATGGAGTTAATTATGACTGCGCAAATTACCAATGTAGATGAATTTTTAGTTGATAAACACGATTCCATCAAAGACAAGCTCCAATCGATTGTATCCACGGCTCAATCTATGGAGGTGACTAACCAAGACGCCTTTTTAAAGATGACTGGTTTGTATACCGATTCTAAGGATTGGGAAAAGCGGATTGAGTTCATCCGTAAGCAAGCAAACCAGCCCGATCAAGATCGGATCAACACCCGAAACGATAAGGCCAAAGAGGTTACTGCCCCTTTAAAGCAGATCCAGTCGATCGCCAAACAAAAGTGTGATGGGTATCAACAGCTTTTAGAAAAGCTCAAGCAAGAGGAAGAAAAGCGCATTGAGGATGCTTCAGATCTTTTAGGTCTGGATGAAGTTCCAATGGTAATGCCCTTAGATAAATCTGTCCGAGGCGATGGGGCTTTGATGTTTACCCGAACTGTAAGGAAATTTCGAATTGTTGATGTGACAAAGGTGCCTTTAAAGTACCTGCAAGTCAATGAAGAGATGGTAGCCATGGAGATCAAATTAGGGGTGAGCGACATTCCAGGGATCGAAGTGTACGAAGAAAAAGTAACTCAATT